CCTAGGTTGTCCCCAATAGGCTCAGGGACAGATCCCGGCTCCCCCTTACCCCCTCAGAGGCAAGAGGGAGGTCTTGTGTCAGTACACAGACCCCGTACCCAGAATGCCGGACATCCTGGGCAAGCCACCTATCGGTGACCGCTCCCCGAAGTAATCGTTAGATTTCCTTCAAGAGTAGGGGTCCTTCTCTACCCTTTAAAATATCCTTATAAATCAATGACATAGCGAAACCACTCATTTGGGTGGGAATGGGTCCAGTCGTGGGTTAGAAGCAACGTTCAGAATAGCCACACACTTAATAAGGTATTAACGAAACCACATTTCAAAGCCGTGGTATCTTTCGGGTTGTGTAAAACTTTTAGGCAGGTGTGTCTTGTTTTTAACCAAAAGTGGAGCTATGAGTGAGCGAAAACAATCAGTTGGGAGGTCAATTTCACATGGTAAAAAAGTCTGGAGAAGGACCCCTACTCTTGACCGAAACAGTTCACAACCCAGGGGACCTTATGTTTGACTTGGAACAGATCAACGAAACGCACATGGTCGTTACTGGGGTTGAACGGTATAACCAAGAGTTAGACTACAAGCGATCACATAAGATGCTGACCGCCCCGGAATGGCCTTTATTCCGCCAAGCCTTTCCAACGGTGGCGGATCGCGTCTTCCTGTTGGCGACTGAGAGCACTCAAGGTCGAGCCAGACAGCCTTGGCAGGACATCCTTGGGGAAGTAGGGACAGACAACTGCGCCTTCATTGGCCTTCAGTGCGCCTTCGCCAAGTCCATCGAAAGGGCCAGCGAGACGGACGTAGCCGCAGTTATCGGCAGGCAGATCTACACCCAGTTGGACACCAAGCCAGAGACCAAGGACGAAGTGACCCTTGGCCTTCAGGTCCTTGGGGCTGTCATGGAGTCCGGTCTGTTCCGTCTGGTGGAGCAGGAAGGGGTCAAGACCTACACCACCCTTGAGTTCACCGAGGAGGCCGTCAAGCAACTCCACGACCTCGAGGAGTGGCAACGCTACATGAAGCCGGTCTACCGGCCCATGGTGTCTAAGCCCAACTCGGTGGCTGAGGGGTCTTACCTGGACCCCAAGCTGGCCTCCACGGTCTCGATGGTGAAGACCACCAACAAGGAGCACAAGAAACTCATCCATGCAGCAGCTAAAGGGGGCGCAAAGTTCGTAGAGGCCGCAGATACCATCCAGTCGGTTCCCCTTAGGATCAACCAATGGGCCGTAAACGTCATGGAACAGGCCTACAAGCGGTCCATTTCGGTTGGAAGTATCCCACCCTCAACCCTACCTAAGGAAGGACGCCTAAGGTCTCAGATTCGGTCTCAGCAGGCTTGCTTTTTGACCGACATCCACGAGGCCAAGGAATTTGCTCAGTATGATGAGGTATTTCTCCCGGCTACGTTAGATTTCCGGGGGAGGGTCTACGCCAAGCCCCACCTGAACCACCAGCGAGCTGACTATGTGAAAGCCATGTGGCTCTTCGCAGAGGGCAAGCCTTTGGACACAGGGGGTCTGGCGTTCCTGAAGATCCACCTCGCCAACTGTGGGGACTTCGATAAGGTCTCCAAGGCCTCCTTTGAGGACAGGCTGAAGTGGGTCTCGGTGAACCTGAAGCGACTCATGGCAGTCGGTCAGGACCCCTTCGTGAACCTTTGGTGGACCGAGGCAGACTCTCCGTTCTGCTTCCTGGCCGCTTGTCACGAGCTGTTCCTCTACTACAACGACCATGAGAACTATCTGTGCCACCTCCCAGTGAGCATTGATGGCTCATGCTCGGGGCTTCAGCACTACTCGGCCATGCTGAGAGATCAGGAAGGTGCGGAGTATGTGAACCTGATCCCCGGGAATGCTCCCAAGGATGTCTATAAGGAGGTGGCGAACATCGTCAACGAACTGGTCAGGAATGATCAGGAGGACCCCTATGCCCAAGAATGGCTGGCCCACAAGATTGACCGAAAGGTCACCAAGCGAGCCACCATGACCCTCTGCTACGGCAGCAAGCAATACGGCTGGCGTGAGCAGCTCATGGAAGACTTCATGGCAACCTACACCAAGGAGGTGCAACTCGGACAAAGGACTGAGCATCCGTTCAAGGAGCCGAACAAGGCTTCAGGGTACATGGCGAAGAAGTTGGACATCGCACTGAGGAGGACGGTGAAGGCGGCAGTGGAGGGCATGGATTGGTTACAGGAAGTGGCCTCCCTGCTGGCCTCTGAAAACAAGCCAGTGATCTGGACAACGCCTATCGGGTTTCCGGTGGTCAATGGCTACTATGAGCCGATCCTCAAGCAGGTGGACATCAAGATCAAGGGAAGGAGAAAGCGTCAGCAATTACTTTTGGGCTACACGGACAAACTGAAGAGGACGAAACAGCGATCCACAATCGCACCCAATTTCGTCCACTCGTTCGATGCCTGTCACCTGATGATGGTGGCCTTGGAAGCGAAGAAGCAGGGGATCAACTCCTTTTTGCTCATCCACGATTCCTTTGGCTGTCTCCCGTCTGACATGGCTCTGTTCTCGTACATCGTGCGCGAGCAGTTCGTGAACCTGTACGAGCACTGTGACCCGTTCCAAGCCATCCACGAAAATGCGCTGATAGCGCTGAGTGAGAAAGGCAAGGCGAAGTTAGAACCGCCCCCTGCAAAGGGAACCTTGGACATCCAGTCCGTCTTAGACTCGCATTACGCATTCGCATAGGAGGCCTATGGCATATCACAAAGTCATCATTGCATTGACCAAGGAAGAAGCCTTGAAAGAGGCGGAAGCCTTCAAGAGAAGCCTTGCTATTGTCCAAGGCCCAGTAAGCACCTACGGCCCTCAGGAACTTCCTGGGGGTCAGTGGGAAATCACAATAACGTACTACGGTTTTGATTAGGAGAACGAATAGTGAACAAATATGAGATGGTAGCCCGTATGGTCGAAGACGGCGCTCTGCTCCCAGTTGATGTTGCGACCCAATTGATGAACGAGGGTCACGACATTTCGGCCCTCTGGAATGCCCTTGATGGGTACACTCTGGAGGATTTCTTAGATCGTTATCAGGAGATATATGAGTAATCTGAATAAGTTTGTTACCCCGAAGGGCGTGGCTCAGTATCCTTGGCTCACCAAGCCGGACACCAAGTTTTCTGAAGAGGGTGTCTTCAAGGTCTCGCTAGCTATTCCCGAGGGTGAAGCCAAAGGGTTTGCCAAGGCCTGCCAGGATGCGTTTGTAGCCGAGTATGGTCAGCAGAAGCTGGCTAAGGCGCATATGCCTTTCAAGAAAGATGAGAACGGCAACATCGTTTTCAGTTTCAAGTCGAAGCTAAAGCCCCGCCTTTATGATGCTGCGGGAAAACCGATCAAGGAAGACGTATCGGTTGGGGGTGGTTCGACTATCAAAGTCTCTGGAGCCTTTGGCCCCTACAACAAGGGAGCCAACACCGGAGTGGCTTTGTACCTGAACGCTGTGCAGATCATTGACCTCGTAGAGTTCTCGTCCAGCCCGTTTGGCGCTGAAGAGGGTGGCTTTGTGGCCGCAGCTCAGGAAGACGACTTCTCTGCCGATACCAATGAAGAAGTCCAGTTTTAATAGGAAGGACTTCAAGGTAGACGGAGGTTATCGCTCGGGTCTCGAAGAGGAGATTGCCAAGCAGCTTGAGGCCAGTCGGATAGAATACGAGTACGAGAAGGAGAGGATTACATATCATCGTACTTGCTACTACCTGCCTGACTTCAAGCTGCCCAACGGCATCTTCATCGAGGCCAAAGGGCGGTTCACGAAGGAAGACCGAGGGATGCTGTTGAAGGTCAAAAAGCAGCATCCTGATCTGGACATCCGTTTAGTCTTTTCAAGGTCCAAAGCGAGAATAAGCAAAGAGTCATCGACCACCTACGCACAGTGGTGTGAGCGATGGGGCTTTCCTTATGCCGATAAACAAATACCGGAGGAATGGCTTTCAGAATGAATGTTTTCACATACATCAAGCTAAAATTTCAGGAGTACGTCATCTGGCTGAAGCGCAAATGGTACGGGGATGTTCGACCGGAAGCCGTGAAGCCGCAGCCCAAGAAGCGCAAGACAACCACCACCAAGAGGAAACCCAAATGACCCAAAACGAATTGCTGCTGGGCCACCTAAAGCGCACCGGCTCCATCACCATGCGTGAGGCCCTGCTGGACCATGGAATCCAGTGCCTCACCAAGCGAATCCAAGAACTCCGCGAGCTGGGCTTCAAGATCATCAGCGAGCGGAAGAACCATCCCATCACCGGCCAGCGCTACACCCGCTACCGCCTCAAGAGGAAGTAAATGAACACTGAGAAAGCGAATTATTCGTTCGCCTATTTCGTTAAAGGTCGAGACGACATTTCAGACGACTTCGCCATTGAAGACAACGTGATGCGTAACCTCGTGTACGATAGCGCTATCACCTGGGACGTAGTTCTGCGGGACTTCATTTCGTTCCTTAGCACCGTCTACGGATACGACATTGGGCAGCAGGTCCAGTTCGAGTCCTTCAACGAAAAGGTTGATCGAATCCGAGAGGAAAACGGCTTTGATTCTGACTGGCCTTTTGATGGGGGTGACGAATATGTCGAAGGGGAAACCACTGCTTAAGTGCGACCACGGTTGCCGACTGGACGACCTTAAGAACACCTTTGAGAAACACTGTGAGGACCTTGACGAGGCGCTGGATTTTTCCATGCAGCAATACGTCAGCCTCACAGAGTTCCTGCACAGGGATGTCATTCCGTATCTTGAGTACTGCGCCTTTCAGATTGGAGACGAAGCGGCGCATGACCTTATCATTGATCTGAATAAACGAATTGAGTGGGTATGAATGAATCCGAATTTCTGAGACACGAGCCTTGCCCCGACTGCGGATCTAAAGACAACCTAGCACGATACACAGACGGCCACGGCTACTGCTTTGGCTGTGGTCACTACGAGCCGGGAGAGGGCGAAGCTGGGAACAAGGTGACCCCGAAGATCCCCACAGACCTCCAGCCCTATAAGGAGGCCGAGGTCACGCCATTGCTGGCACGAGGGATTGAAGAGGGAACCTGTCAGAAGTTCGGAGTCAGGGTGGGTTCCCTGAAGGGCAAGAAGGTCCACTTCTATCCCTACTACAAGGACAACACCCTCATTGCCTGCAAGGTCCGCGACAAGGACAAGAACTTTCAGGTGATCGGGGAGGGCGGCAAGCTGCCCTTCTTTGGTCAGAACCTTTGGGGACCTGCGAAGATCCTGGTGGTCACCGAGGGAGAGATTGATGCTCTCTCGGTCTCTCAGGTTCAGGGCAACAAGTGGCCTGTAGTCTCCGTGCCTAACGGAGCGCAGGGAGCTGTCAGGGCCTTCAGGCAGCAGTTGGAGTGGCTGGAACAGTACGAGTCCGTGGTCATTATGTTCGACATGGACGAGCCTGGGCAGGAGGCCGCTAAACTCTGCGCTGAGATCCTGAAGCCCGGGGTGGCTAAGATTGCAACGCTACCCATGAAGGACCCCAACGAGCTGCTGCTGGCAGGGCGTGGGCAAGAGATCATCAAGGCAATCTGGAATGCTCAGGAGTTCCGACCCGATGGAATCATCTCGGGGAAGGACTTGTGGGAGCAGGTTGCCAAAGAGGATGCCGTGGTCTCGGTGAGCTACCCTTATCGGGCGCTCCAAGAGAAGACCAAGGGACTCCGCAAGGGTGAACTTGTCACCGTCACTGCCGGCAGCGGCATCGGGAAGTCTGCCTTCGTCAGGGAGATCGCCCACCACCTGATCGTGGATGAACACGAGTCGGTGGGAATGATCATGCTGGAGGAGAATCCACGCAGGACGGCGCTGGGCCTTATGGGCATCAGCATGAATAAGCCCATTCACATTTCAAGGGAGGGCGTAAGTGAACACGATCTCAAGTCTGCTTTTGACGCTACTGTTGGCTCTGGCAGGGTCTATCTTTATGATCACTGGGGTTCTAGTGACATCGATAACCTTCTATCTCGTATTCGTTTCCTCTCCAAAGGCTGTGGGTGCGGCTGGATTGTTTTGGATCACCTTAGCATTGTTGTTTCTGGCCTTGAAACTGGCGATGAAAGACGACTCATCGACATGACCATGACCCATCTCCGCACACTCGTTGAGGAGACGGGGATAGGAATGATTCTCGTTTCGCATTTGAAGAGACCTGAGGGCAACAAGGGTCACGAAGAAGGACAGACGACAAGCCTGTCGCAGCTTCGGGGTTCCCATGCCATCGCTCAGTTGTCCGACATCGTGATTGGCTTGGAGCGCAATCAGCAGGGAGAGGAAAGCAACACCACGACAGTCAGGGTCCTGAAGAATCGTTTCTCAGGGGACACAGGGCTTGCCGGGGAGTTGTTCTACAATAGAGAGACAGGCCGCTTGACAGAGCAGCCGTTTACGCAGGAGGCGTATACATTTTGAAAGTCACTACAATTAACTTCAGTTTTATCTGCGGCATGATGTTGGGTTTTGAATATGTGGACCCCGAAATGGCTGGCGTTCACACGCTGGTGATCGATGTGATGTTCGTCCGCATAATGATCCAGCATGGAGAAGTAGAGGATTTTGAGCAGTAATATCTAACCTAGTCACTTCAGCGAAAGGACGGTATGGCACTTATATTTGATATTGAGACAGACGGATTTCAGCAGGAAGCAACCAAGATACATTGCTTGGTAGTCAAGGACACTGACGGAGGCGAGGTCTACACCTATGGAAAGCCTTACGGCAAAGGTGAGATAGAAGAGGGCCTTCGTTTCCTCATGCGGACCAAGGACCCCATCGTGGGTCACAACGTCATCAACTTTGACCTCCAGATCATCAAGCGCCTCTATCCTTGGTTTGAGATTGCGGACGACATGGTGATTGATACCTTGGTCCTCTCTCGCCTGATCTATAGCGACCTCCGCGAACGCGATGGCGGCAATGTGGAGAAGGGGCTGTTGCCCACGAAGCTGTGGGCCTCCCATAGCCTCAAGGCCTGGGGTTATAGACTCGGTATGCTCAAGGGCGAGTATGGTCAGCAAGAGGACGCTTGGGACACCTTCACCCCCGAGATGCTGGAATACTGCGTCCGAGATGTGGATGTCACCGAGACTCTCTACCATCGCTTGCTTGCCGCTGATTACAGTCCCAAGGCCATCGAGCTGGAACATGAGGTAGCCTCGGCTTGCGCCAAGATGTCAGCCTCAGGCTGGCCTTTCAACGCCAAGAGCGCCGCAGATCTCTACGCCACCCTCGTCGAGAAGCGGGAGTCGCTCAAGCGGGAGATGAAGGAGACCTTTGAGACCCTCGTGATCGAGCGGATCTCGGAGAAGACGGGCAAGCAGCTCAAGCCCAAGATCATCGAGTTCAATCCTTCGTCCCGTCAGCAGATCGGTGACAGGTTGATCCACAAGTATGGCTGGAAGCCGAAGGAGTTCACTCCCGGTGGTCAGCCTGTGGTCAACGAGGACACGCTCCGTGGTCTCCCATACCCAGAGGCTGAGAAACTCGCAGACTACTTCTTATTGGAGAAGCGCATTGGGCAACTGGCTGAAGGCGACCAGGCCTGGC